TGCTCGCGCTCGGCGTTCTTGGCCAACAGCTTGATGCGCTCCTCGATCCGCCGGATGTTGGCGCTGTTGTTTGAAAGTTCCCAAGGTTCGTAAGCCCGATATTTGCCGCCCCAGCTTGGTTCCTTTAGCCAAAGGTCGACCAGCCTCGAATGGAAACCGGCCGCGGCGAGGCCATCGCGGTCTTGCTTGCGAACCAGTTTGTTCGCCAAGGCCATGTTCTCTTGCTTGGCCTTGCGCTCATTCAGTTGCTCGGTCAGCTTTTCGACGCCGTCCGGATCGTCGCTCGATACGCCGCCGGTTCCGACCGACTCGGCGCGGGCCTCGAGCTCGCCAGCGTACTTTTGCAATTCATGGCCCTTGTCGATGTTGTTGCAAGCCTTGGAGCGATAGTTTCGGTCGCGCTTCTCGGAGTGGTGGCCGACGAGGATAGGCTGGCCGAACGGGATGGCGTGAAGGTCATCCCAGCCGCGCTTCGATCGCGCGGCGCCCGCGGCGCGGTGTTTGTCGGCTCGCTCGAGCAACCGCTCGCGGCGCCGTTCTAGTTTCTCTTCGTATGCGTTCATGGGGTTGTCTCCAAATATTTTGCTTCGGTGGTCTTGGTGAACTTCATCTTAAAACTCCTTTGCTGCCTTGATGGCTGCTTTGGCAGCCTGTGCCGGGGTGGCACCGTCTTCGAACGCGTCGCGGTAGCAATAGTCGGGAAGATCGTCAGAAGTGATTCCGCACTTCGCGGAGATCAAGGCGTCAACCTTGGCCTTCCACGTACCGAAACCAAAGGGTTCCTTAGCTACCGGGAGCGAGTCGAACCTAGCCTTGGACTTTGCTGCATCGAACGTCATTTGGTTTCCTTTCAGGCTGCTTTCTCTTACAATCAACATATACGCCGTCATGGCGCATACGTCAAGACGGCGTAAGCAGGTAATTCTCACGAAATGTTACAGGCGGGAACCGGCTGATGTTCGTCGTCGCGAAGTCCGCCACCGACCCGCGCTGGCTGGGGCGGCACAATCGCAAGCGGTTTGCCTGCCAGCCGATTGCCAAGATGTCGTCGGCCGATCAGGCCGAGCTCGACCGCTTGCTCCGCCAAGCCGATCAACTTAGCGCCGATGTCCGGCGGGCGTTCCTCGACGCGGTCAACAACCTCGGCGACAAGATCAACATCGACCAGATCAAGTCGCTGCTCGAACAGGGTCGCGTCGATCAGGCGATCCAGACGGTTGACGCGCAATCAATCGCGCAAGGGTTTGCACCGGTGGCCGACGCCATCACCGGCGCCGCGGTTGCCGCAGCGCAGCAGAGCGCGCGCGCGGTCAATGCGATAGGCGAAATGAATATCTCGTTCGGCATCACCAACCCCACAACCGTGGATTTCCTGCGCACCTATGAAATGGGCCTGATCCGGGCGATGTCTCAGGACGCGCTGGCCTCGGTGCGCACCGCCATTCAGGCCGGCGTTGCCGCGGGCCGCAACCCGATCGACACCGCGCGCGACGTCCGGCAGTTCATTGGTCTCACCGACAGCCAAACCCAGGCGGTGATCAACTATCGCAACGCTCTGACGCAAGGCTCCCGCGATGCGCTTTCGCGGCAATTGCGTGACCGACGTTTTGATCCGACTGTTGCTCGTGCTGCTCGTGGCGAGTCTGTTCTTTCAAGCGACCAGATCGACAACATGGTTTCGCGCTATTCGGCGCGCTATCTCAAATATCGATCCGAGACGATCGCGCGGACGGAATCGATCCGGGCCTTGAATGCCGGCAATCATCAGCTTTGGAACCAGATGGCGGCCAGCGGCAAGGTCGACGCCAAGACAGTTACGCGGACATGGGTCACCGCAGGCGACGATCGCGTGCGGGATGCCCACGCGGAGCTTGACGGCGATGAAGTTGGATTGAACGAGCCGTTTGATTCCGAGGATGGCCCGATCATGTACCCGGGCGACCCGAACGCCAGCGCGGCGATGGTAATTAATTGCCGCTGTACGTTGATTTATCGGTTCAAGTTGGCAGAACCAGCCGCTCAGTAAGCCGTTTTCGCGCGCCGTCGATTGAATAATAATAATCAGTCCCGTATTTTACGTAAGGATCGGCTTTGCCGAGTGTGCGCTGTTCGCGCGCCCAACGCCTGCTTCTTTTGATTTGAGCCAAATACTCGTCTTGGGGAATGTAGCCATCTAAAATTTGGTCTGCCATGTCTGTTGCTCCAAAAAGCGGCGGCGGGTACCAACAGGCATAGCGTGGCTAAAAATGGCTAGCCAAGGGCGTCCAGCGGGGGTCTAGACGACTTTGGACCGGCTCACAGCCTTTGTCGCAATCCATCACATGCAACTTCGCCTCGAAATACTGAAGCACAAACCACATCTTCTGGAGAACGCCGCTATGACGCCGAAACTGCAAGGCGCGCTACAAGCTCTCAAGGTTCTCCAGCATGACGTGGAGGCCGATGCCGACGAGTTAATCACCAAGGCGGCCCAGTTGCAGGAGCGGCGTCAGGCCGCCAAAACCAAAAGCCATAGCGCGCTGGATAAGGCCGGCAACGGCCTCGGCGACATCGAGGATTTTGTCAGTGCGCTGGAGGGCAGCAATGGCGCCCCTACGGCGGCGGCGCCATTGACGCCGGTGAAGCCGCCACCGGTCACCATCAAGTAAAGCACGCCTTCGCGCATAACCCGGATTTCGCCGCATCGGTCGCAACGCGAAAGCCGCGGCCGTGGATGCCGCCTGACCTCGCGCGGGCGATCCGCACCGGCGTCATCCCGCCGTGGATGAACTGGCCGCCAATTTGACCAACAGCCCGGCGGTTTCAATCCGCGTTCGCAAGCTTACCAGAACCCGCCGCAGCGTATCGTCGCGGCAATCATTGATCGCCATCTCGACCTGCTCGTGCAGGTCCGACAGGAACGCCAGCATCGAGCCGTGAGGCTCGGCCAGCGGCGTGTCGACCGTTCCGTCCCGTCTCTCAAAGACGTTCAAAGGATTTTCGCCCCTTGCCATTCAGCACCGCCAACACGGCCGCGGTGGCGCGGTTTCTGCCGCCCGGCGCGCATGACGTCTTTTGTAAAGCCGCCAACGAGGCCGAGCAAGCCGCAATCGACCATAATGGCTGCATCGGGCAGGGCTGGGCGGCGGTCAAGTCCGCGGGCTGGGCAGCACCGGCAACCGGCAAGAAGTGGGTTTTCAAGGACGACGGCGGCGGCGCTGCCGCGGCGGCAACCGGCGACGGTCCGACCGCGGGCGCGGTGCACGTCGACGCGCCGCTCGGCGCCGACCGCAAGCCGAAGAAAAAGCCGAAGGATGGCGAGACCATGAAATTCGAGACCACGGCGCAAGTGTTCAAGGTCGACGATTCGCTCGGGCTGGTTTTCGGATGGGCGATCATCTGCAAGATCAATGGCGAGCCCTACTTCGATCTCCAGCGCGACCCTTTGACCGGCGAGCCGGCGCCGGATCACATCCCAGAAAATTCCATGCTCAAGGCGGCGGCCGACTTCATGCAGAACAGCCGAATCGCAAAGGACATGCACCAAGGCGACGAGATCGGGCCCGTGGTGTTCGCGTGGCCGCTCACTACCGACATTGCCAAGGCGATGAACATTCAGTGCGACACGACGGGACTGATGATCGCCATGCAGCCATCGCCCGACGTGCTGCAGAAGTTCAAGGATGGCGATTACACCGGGTTTTCGATTGGCGGTTTTCGCGTCGAGGATGAGGAAGTCGCGGCGTGAACTTCGGCCTCGCCGCTCCCGCGCCGGTCCGCTGGCTGATCTCGTTCGACACCGGCGTCCATGACGCCGTGCGCGCGTTCATCGCAGGCATCGGCCGCGAAGAATTCGACGTCGCCGGGCCGCCGTCCGAACAGGACATGGCGCTCTACATGCACAAACGGGCGCAGACCGTGCCGCTGCCGTGCGTACGGCTGAAATTGAAGATGGCGCGGCATCATCTGACGGACGAGCCGGGCGTCGAAGTGACGTGCTCGGACACCGATCTTGAAGAAATCAAACGCTGGTATCGCGTCGCGATGCTGCAAAACATAGGATTGCACTGATGGCTAAAAACATCATGCGAGCGTTCAAAATGAACGAAATCAGCGCCGTTGACCGACCCGCGCAGGCCGGCGCTCGCATGACCATTATGAAGCGCGACACCTCCAACGACAACAACTCAAACGGCCATGAAAGGATTAACGACATGACCGACGCAGAACTCCAGAAAATGATCGCCGACGCGGTGACCGCCGCAACCGGCGATATCACCAAGCAGCTGACCGACACCACGGCGGCGCTCGCCACGCTGCAGAAGGCGGCGCCGAAGAAAAAGCCGTATGACGACAGCGCCACCGACGGCGAGCCCGAGCCTGACGCCGACGACATGAACGACAGCGCCAAGAAGGCGTGGCGCGCCTATTCGGCCAAGCAGGTCGAGAAAGCCGTGGCGAAGGCCAAGGAAGCGTTCGACGCGGAGATCGCGAAGAATGCCGACGTCGCCAAGAACGACGAAACGCTCGAGCACGACGGTGTTGTGCTGCGCAAGTCGGTGATCGGCGAGGATCAGTTCAAGGTCATGAAGTCTTTGACCGACACCAACGAGATCAACGCCTTCACCAAGCGCGCCGAGACGGAAATCCCGGCACTCCCGGGCACGTCGATCGCGAAAGCCAAGGCGCTGCGCGCGGTCTCCAAGCTGGCGAAAGAGGACCGCGAGGTCGTCGAGGCCATGCTCAAGGGCGGCAACGCGGCGATGAAGACCCAACTGACCACGCTCGGCAAGGACGGCAACGGCGACGACACCGCTGACGGCCAGATCGAGAAAATGGTCGTCGCCTACATGGCTGCCGACAAGACGGTCTCCAAGGCCGTCGCCTATACCAAGGTGCTCGAAACGGCCGAGGGCAAGGCTGCCTACGCCAAGTCGCTCACCGAAAAGCGCGCCGCTTAAGCTCCTGGGCGGCACTCGCGCGGTGTAGCGCCCGCTGGCTGGCCCTCCCTGGCCGGCGGGCGCGCCCCGCAATTCCATATCCCGTTTTCAAATTTGAAAGGAGAACGGCGCCATGTCGTTCGACCAAGCCAACAATCTTGATCTCAATATCCCGGCATCGGGCGATCTTTCCACCAAGCAGTATCGCTTCATCACCATCGACTCCAGCGGCAACGCTGCGGTCTCAACCCGCGGCGCCCTTTCGGTTGGCGTGCTGCAGGACGCGCCCGCGGCGCTCGGCCGACCCGGCAAAGTTCGTATCGTCGGCGCAACCAAGGTTGTCGCTGGCGGCACCGTCACCGCAGGCCAGGCGATCGTCGCCGACGCCAACGGTGCAGCGGTCAACGCCTCCTCGGCTGACAATGCCTACATGGGCTTCGCTCTGGCCTCGGCCGTGAGCGGTGACGTCTTCGCTATGGTTCTGCAACCCCGCGGCCTGTCGTAACCGACTAGCGCTGCACCCTCCGCCCTGACCGGCCGCCTTCGGGCGGTTTTTTGTTGGGCACAATCTTCTTTCGAAAATAAGGAAACCTTGCCATGAATCCCACGGCAGGCGACGTACACGTAAATACTCCGCTCACCAACATCTCGATCGCATTCATGCAGAAGCCGGTTGCCTTTGTGGCGGATCAGGTCTTCCCGAACGTTGCGGTGCAGAAGCAGTCGGACCGTTATTACACCTACTCGCGGGCGGACTTTAACCGCGACACCATGCGCAAGCGCGCGCCTGGCACGGAATCGGCCGGCTCGGGCTACCGGGTCGACAATACCCCGTCTTACTTCGCCGATGTCTGGGCGCTGCATAAGGATGTGGAAGACCAGATTCGCGCCAACGCGGATTCGCCGCTCGATATGGACCGCGATGCGACCATGTTCCTGTCAAACCAGGCGCTGATCAACCGCGAAGTGAATTGGGCGTCGAATTACTTCACCACCGGCATCTGGACCGGGTCGGCGGTGGACGTCACCGGCGTCGCGGCTTCGCCCGCTGGCAACACCGTGTTGCAGTGGAACGACTCGAACGCAACGCCGATCATCGACGTGCGCTCCAACGCGGATCGCATTCATCTGGCGTCCGGTGGATTCCGTCCCAACAAGCTCGTGCTCGGCCGTCAGGTCTGGTCGAAGCTTGAGGATCACGGATCGATCACCGACCGCATCAAGTACGGTGCATCTCCCGGTGCCCCGGCCATCGTCACCAAGCAGGCGGTGGCGGCCTTGATGGAAATCGACAGCCTCCTGGTGATGGATGCTGTGAAGAACACCGGCGCCGAAAGCGCCACGTTCAACGGACTCGAGTCCAATTCCTTCATCGGCGGCAAGGCGGCGCTGCTGGTCTACGCGGCACCGTCGCCGTCGCTGATGGAGCCGTCGGGCGGCTACACCTTCTCATGGGCTGGCTTCCTCGGAGCCGGCAGCATGGGCCAGCGCGTCAAGCGCATCCGCATGGAGCATCTGGAGTCGGATCGTATTGAACTTCAGATGGCGTACACGCAAAAGCTGATCGCGGCCGAAGCCGGGACGTTCTTCACGACCATCGTCGCCTGATAACGAAAGCGGGAGCCAGTTCTATGGCACCATCATATTACTGGCTCCCGAAGTTCGACCCCTACGCCGATTTTGTGGTGTCGGCATGGCCGGCCGGCTTTACCGTCAACGGCTACCAGCCGAAGCCGGGCGAGCCGTTCGACAAGACCACCATCAAATCTCCTCGCGCCCTCGAGGAGATGTACGTCAAGCGCTGGATCGCGGTCTCGGATGTACAGACCCCGATGACAGCGGTGGCGCAAGTGCTCGAGCAGCGCGCCAAACGCGGGCCCGGTCGGCCGCGCAAGAATGCCGCCTAGAATGCGGTTCGAGGAAGCCAAGAAAGCCGGGCAGTATAAATCGCCGCTGCCGCCGCTCGGCAGGGTCGAAGGCGACTGGTCCGATCGGCCCTTAGCCATCGTCGGCACGGGGCCGTCGCTGAAAGGCTTCGACTTCGGCCGCTTCGATATCCCCGGCGTTCGCGTGCTGGCGGTCAAGGAAGCGATCTGGGATTTGCCGTTTGCGGAGTGCGTGTTCTCTCTCGATCGGCCGTGGATCAACCGGCAAGCCGACAAGCTGCGGGAGATCATCAACCCGAAGGTGTTTTCGGTCGAGCCGGAATATGGCCCGTGCGCCGAGATCGAGGGTGCGCTCTATATCCTGCGGTCGCGGTTTGCGGGCCTAAGCGACGACCCGGCGGTGATCCAGTCCGGCGGAAATTCCGGGTTCGGCGCGTTCAATTATGCCTACCTGAAACGCGCCAAGCGGGTCGGCTTGTTCGGGTTCGATTATCTCCCTGGGCCGCACTATTGCCAGGACCGCTACCACTGGCAAGAACCAAGCCATAATGAGCGCTACTGGCGCAATTGGGGCGACAACTTCATCGACTGCAAGGCGCAACTTGCAAAAGCCGGCGTCGAGGTTATGAACGCCTCGCCGATCACCACCGTGCAGGCGTTCCCGAAATGCTCGATTGAGGATGGTTTGGCGTGGCTACAGGAAAAACGTGATGCAGACAATTGAATGCTCTCGAAAAGAACTTAAGCAATATGAGCGCGCGTTTTTCAACGGCACGCGCGTCGAAGTTGGCGGGTTGCCGCACGAAGTAGTGGCCTATGGGGGGCCGAGTATACTCGGCCGAAACGATGTTTGCTTCGCCTATGTTGTGCCTGTGCCCGGCCTGCTGGGCTGACATGGAAGCGTCAATCTTCATCGGCTGGGATCCTCGCGAGGCCGCGGCTTTCGCTGTGGCGCGATCGACCTTGCGCCACCATCTCAATTTGCCGATCCCGATTTACGGCCTGGTGCTGGCCGACCTGATCAAGCGCGGGCTCTACACCCGGCCGGTCGAATATCGCGCCAGCGCCGCCGATCGCCCGGTGATGTGGGACGTGATATCGGACGCGCCGCAATCGACCGAGCACGCCAACAGCCGGTTTTTGGTGCCACACCTGGCCGGCTCTGGCTGGGCGCTGTTCATGGACGGCGATATGATGGTGCGCGGCAATCTTACGCCGCTGTTTACCAGACTGCTCGACCCTGCCAAGGCCGTCTATTGCGTCAAGCACCGCCACGAGCCGCCGCCCGGCGTCAAGATGGACGGCCAGACACAAACGCGGTACGCCCGAAAGAATTGGTCATCGTTCGTCGTTTTCAACTGCGACCATGCCTCGAACAAGCCGCTCACGCCGGACGTCGTCAACACGCTGCCCGGCCGCGATCTGCACCGCTTTGCCTGGCTTCGCGACCACGAAATCGGCGAACTGGGACCGGAATATAATTTCCTTGTCGGGCATACCGACCCTGCGATCGACCCGCTCGTCGTCCACCATACCGAGGGCACGCCGGACATGCCGGGTTATGAGAACGTCGCCTATGCGGACGAATGGCGCGCGGCGCGGGACGCATGGGCGCGGTAAGCCGGACGATCTCGAAACAATACCGCAAGCTTAACACTAGGCTCCATGAGCTGGCCCCGCATTACGGTTGCTCCGGCCATTTACACGCCGGTACGATCCGCGCGCTGATGACTGAGTTCGCGACGACAGACGTTCTCGACTATGGCTGCGGCAAGTGTACGCTACAGAACGCGATCGGGACCGCGATCAACAATTTTGACCCGTGCATTATTGCACTGGCGAAGCCGCCAATGCCGGCCGATATCGTCGCCTGCATCGAGGTGATGGAGCATGTCGAGCCTGATTATCTTGATCGAGTGCTCGACGATCTGCGGCGGCTGACCATGCGGGTGCTGTTCGCCACGGTGGCGACGGTGCCATCGACCAAGCTTCTCGGCGACGGACGCAATGCGCATCTGATCGTGCGGCCTGAAGAGTGGTGGCTGGCCCGGCTCGCCGCCGCTCGGTTCGAGGTTCGCACTGTCGAACGTCACCAATTTGGATTTTATGTGACCGCGCTTTGATGGCGGGAGGCTGCGATCGGTTTAGGGGACGAAATTTTAGGGTCAGGCATGGCCCGCGGCGCCCGCGCGCGCGGCAGACGCATTGCCTTCGGTGACGGCCGGCGCATTCTCTGGCACGCCAACGCGCACCTGATCTTTCAGGGCAACCCGAACGTGGCCCCGCCGGGATCGGAACGCGACCGCGACCTTGCCTGGATAACGCATTATCCTGGGCGCAGACTGTACGGCACGCCGCGGCCAGGAGGCTGGCGGTGGGATAAGCACTTCCGCGCCACGCCGGGCGAGATGTTCTTTACGCCGCAGGAGTTGGCGCGCGCCGCCGAGAAAATGCCGGCCGACGCGGTCCTGATCGAGCCTTACGTCAAGCCGCTCGCAGTTAACAAGCGCTGGGCATGGAAGCGGTATCGCGAGGTTGCACAACGTTTGATGCTCGACGGCCGCCATGTCGTTCAATTCAATTATGGCGGCGATGCGCTCGAGGGCGTGACGCCGATCGCCAGCCCGGATTTCCGAACCTCGCTCGCCATGCTGGCGCGATGCTCGCTCTACATCGGGCCCGAGGGCGGGTTGCACCACGGCGCGGCCGCGGTCGGCACCCCGGCGGTTGTCATCTTCGGCGGCTATATCCACCCAGCGAGCACGGGCTACGCGGCCCACGTCAATCTATTCGGGGCCGACGAGGCTTGCGGCAACACCACGGAATGCCAGCACTGCAAGCAGGCGATGGACGCGATCACGACAGATCATGTCTACGAGGCGGCGCAAGGGATATTTTTGAGTTATGGACCAGACGGCGAATCGCTGGCAGCGCTGCGCCAGGTGCGAAGCGCAGGGCTTCTATAGTCCAAAATATCAGGCGGTGTTGTGCGATTTTCATTTCTTTTCCAAAGGCGGCGTTCGTGAAACAGGTCAACGGATTTTGGCTACCGGACCACGAGCAACATCTGATCCAGTTCCTTGAGAACGGACCGGAATTTGCCGGCGGCGCCACGTATCAACTGCACAAATTGATGGCGGCGATGCCGTTCATCCGGAATTTCCGCCACGCGGTCGATATCGGCGGCCATTGCGGGCTTTGGTCGCGTCCGCTGGCAGCGATGTTCAGCCGCGTCACCACATTCGAGCCGGTGCCCGAGCATGTCGAATGCTGGTTTGCCAACGTGCCCGGCGAGAATACGCTGCTGCACGAATATGCGCTAGGCGACCATGCTGGCGAGGTCTCGCTGCATACAGGCCCGTCGTCATCTGGCGACACCTACGTGCAGGAAGGCGGCGAACATTCCGCCGACATGCGAACGCTGGACTCGTTCAACTGCGGTATCGTCGATTTTATGAAACTCGATTGCGAAGGTTATGAGTTCTATGCGATCAAGGGCGGCGAGCAAACCATCAAGCGCGACAAACCTTGCATTGTCGTCGAACAAAAACCCGGCAAGGGAAAACAGTTCGGCCTCGGCGACCATGATGCGGTGACGCTGCTGCGCGAGTGGGGCTTTGAGGTCGTCAAGGAAATCAGCGGCGACTTCATTATGAGGTGGCGATGAACAGTCCGTGGAGTGGTAACGTGTCTTTCGGCGAGGCAATAGCATATGCTCTCATCGCAGCCGCTGCGACTGTGTTATTGGTCCTCGCGATACTGCCGCTCAATTTCTGTCATTGAATGCTCTGGTGCTGCATCGAGCCGGCGCGGATCGAAAAGACCACGCCGATCATGGAGGCGATGGCGCAAGGCTTCGGCGGCAAGACCTGTATAGGCCCGCCGCCCGATGACGGCGAGATGTTCGCGGTATGGGGCCAGATGTGGCTGGCGCTGGACCTGATCCCGAAGGCGCTGAAGTCTGGCCGTCCGTTCCTGCAAATTGACAATGGCTTCGTGCAGCCAGCCCGCGGAACGCTGGTCGGCTACTATCGGATTTCATATAACGGGCTGTCGCCGGTGCTGCTCGACGACCCGCCGGCGACGCGGATCAGCGTGCCAATGCTGCCATGGCGCACCAGCGGCCGTCACGTCATTCTGGCGCTGCCAGGCGGCGGGTTTGGCCGGGCCATCGGGCTCGATATGGGGGCGTGGATACAACGTTCCCAGAGCAAGCTACGGCGTGCCACGGGGCGCCATATCATCGTCCGGCCCAAGAAGTCCGGCCGCACAATCGATAACGACATGCGCAACTGCTGGGCGCTGGTGACGCATTCGAGCAACGTCGCTGTCGACGCGGTGCTGGCAGGCGTTCCGGTGTTCGTCGAACCAAGCTCACCGGCCGCGCCGGTTGGGAACCTCGATCTCGCCAAGATGGAATCGCCGCAGATGCCGGATCGCGGTCCGTGGTTCGATAGCCTGATGGCGCAACAGTTCACGGTGGACGAAATGCGATCCGGGTTGGCGCGGGAGTACATGCAGATGGTCATTTTCAACGCCACCACAAGCCCGAGTGATTGATGTCAGCGCAGGTCAAGGTTTATTACGCCGGATCGCCGGATCATGTCGCTGACGCAGGGACGTGGACGAAACCGGCCGGCGCGACCGGCGTTCGGGTTATCCTGATTGGCGCTGGCGGCTCTGGAGGTGGCGGCGACAAGCAGGCGTCCGCGACCGCAAGTAGCGGTGGCGGTGGCGGCGGCGGCGGCGGACGCCTAGAAGCATTTTTCCAGCCCGGCGACCTTGGGACTACGGAAGCCTACGCAATCGGTACGGGGGCGAGCGGCGGCGCGGCGGGGACGGGGTCGGGCGGAACGGCCGGCACGGTTGGCGGCAATTCAACTTTTGGCGGCTCAACTGTCGCTATTCATACTGCCTACGGTGGCGGCCGTGGCGCGGGCGGTTCGACCGCAGCAAGTGCGGGCGGCGGCGGGGCGGGTCTTGGTGGCGCAGGCGGCGACGCTACCACCAGCACGGCGGGGACGGCCGGCGTAAATGGTGGAATAGTCGGCGTTAGCGGCGGCGCTGGAACGGCCAATCCGGGAGTTGGCGGCAGTGCCGGCGGCGGCACGACCTCCAGCACGGGGGCCGTCGGCGGCCAAGCCGTTGTAGGCGGCGCTGGCGGCGGCTCCGGTGGTGGCAAGTCTACCGTTCCGGGCTATGCGGCGGGCGGCGTCGGCGGGCAGGCGGGCGATGTCACCGGCGGTGCGGCGGCGGTGGCGTCAACTGGAAACGCGGGCTCCGCCGGGAACGCT